GTCGTGATTGCGGTGTTTTTCCGACGGTCGAAGAAACGGTTTTTGTACGTGGTGTGTGGTACCAGAGTCGTTGCTGGCAAGAAGCTTAGCCGGCACGGACGACTGATCCGCGATCAAAATTCCAAACCGTTGGCTCCCGGACGAATTACGAGGTCCATAGTGCGAGTTTTTGTGTTGGGTGACATCTGTTGTGAGCGGCACCGAGGCAACGTCGGTTGGGTGTGTCCGCATGAGACGATGGAGATGGTGTATGAGTCGCCGGTTATTTACTGGAGTCGCGAGATGTACGATCAGTGCGTCAATGATACGACCTGGAATTTGACCAAGAATGTGGCTGACTGCTATGCTGCTACCCAACATGCCATGTTGCGTACAAGGTCGGTGGAGTTACTCTCGACTTATGAAACGGACTGGCCAGGTGTGACTGTCGGGACGCAGGCGATTGCGCTCGTCAAGATCATCTCACTCGACAATCTAGGCGCGGGTTTTCGGGCGGGCATAGCGCCACGGAATGGCTTGCAGCCGTTGGGTACTCGGTCTGGGACCGCGCAATCTCTTTGATTGCGCCCTCAGCCAGGAAAGTTGGGTACAACCCAGAAGTGAAAGAGGGAAAGACCGCTCGAGGTCATTCGTATAACCATCGTAAGGTTGTTATGAGTGAGCTAGGTGGCCTCACGCTTCGGGGATGTCACCCGCACCCGACGGTTGCGCCGTCTGAGGCGCATGGTAGTATGCACGCTCGTGCGGCACGGGTAATGCCGACCGTAGACGTATTACAATATTTTAGATTTATGAGGTTTGTCGAGAGGCTCTGTGAACATTTGTTCCCAGACCGCTTGTCGTCGGTCACTGATGTGACCTTCGATACATGGTTAGCCCAATTGAAGTTTCCGCAAAAACACAAAGACGAGTTAAGAGACATCTTCGAACAGCAGTTGACCGAACCGATCCTGATCAAGAAATTGCAGATGTGGTTCGATAAACGCTCTAAGATCGATGCTTTCGTTAAGGATGAAACCTACGAGGAGTATAAGATCGAGAGGATGATCTACGCTCGGTGCAATGCGTCGAAAGTAATGTTGGGTCCGATCGTCAAGGCGATCGAACATGAAGTATATCAACAGCCTGCCTTCATCAAACATGTCCCAGTCAAGGACAGAGCAAAGTATATTTGCGACATGCTTGAGGAGTCGGGCGAAGATTACATCGTGACTGACTATTCGAAGTTCGAAAGTGGCTTTACGACTGCAAACATTTACGCGTGCGAGTACAAGTTGTATGAACACATGCTTCGCGAGGTTGATGGCGGGACCAAGTTCCTGGCATTGATTCGCGCATGGGTTATGAACTGGAATCTCGTTAGTGTGAGTGCGAGCAACAGTCCTGATAGCTCATTTGCCTTTCTCGCGGCGATCCTTGGACGACGTATGTCTGGGGAGATGTTCACTAGCCTGGGGAACGGCTTCCGGAATTTCTGTAACTTTATGTTCTTTTGCCTACTTAACAAGTATGGGCCAAACGTTGACGGATGGGATCTGTCGGACGTCGGCACTTTGTTTCGTATGGTGGTTGAGGGTGACGACGGTGCTGGTCGTTGCCCACAGGAATATCGGCCTACTGCTGCGCAATTCGCCAGCTTAGGATGGGAGATCAAGTTGGAAGTGGTGGAAAGTATAAGTGAAGCGAGCTTCTGTGGCAATGTCTTTGCACCGGAGGACATGATCAATGTCACTGACCCCATTAAAGTGTTGATTCGGACACCATGGGGAAAGGCAGATCTCAACAAAGCAACTAGGAAGACGAGGCATGCATACTTGCGTGCCAAGGCCTACTCTCTTGCATACGAGTATAGTGGATGTCCAATCGTCAGCGCTTACGCCAATTACTTGCTGCTTATTACAGCAGGTGTTGACCCGCGGAAGGCTGCTTCTCTGGAGAAGAACGCGGACCATAGACGCGTTAGTCAAACGGAGGCGATTGAATATTACGAAAGGATGCAGGATGTTGTCCGCGCCACAGGCGTGCCCGTTGTGCCCGTTGGCAACGCGACGCGCTACCTTGTGGAAAGGCTTTACGGTATCTCGGTTGAGGAACAAGTGCGGGCTGAGAGCGAGTTAGGGCGTCCAAACCCTGATCTTAGTTTTCTGCAAGCGCATGTGCCAGATCACGCAGTGCACTATTTTGAGCATTACGTACATCCCTCACATTTAGCTGATACAAATGGGTACCAGATGGACGTCCGGGGCGTGCCACGACAGTGGTTTGCTGATAACGACCCGTCCACGTTCGATGGCTGCTGAGACCGTCGTCACACACAACCCGCTGCGCGTTTGCTAAACGGCCGCAAGGCCGCATGCCGTCCCCCGGGAAACACAAGGGCCGCAGCTTAAATCGCACTCAAGGAAGGC